GGGTTAGCAATGAAGTCTTCTTTGGTAGGGTTAATCTTCACTGCGTCAATTACTCTCTGAGGGTACCCCAGTTTCTTCAATGCAGCTTTATGACCGTTATGCCAAGCTTTTTCGATGGAATCATGCAGACCAGAACCCATAGATGTTGCTGTGAAGTCCATCACATCAATACTTTGTTCTGAGAAGTTTACACGATGTTTCATGACAATTTGTTTTAACGGTTTAAGCAATGTGGTAGCCGAAATGTATTTCGGGTTATCCACATAGTCATACTCGTCATACAAAAGCCATACAGCCAATGCTAGGGATACGTCATGTTCGTTAGTTACTTTCATGCATATTACCTCTTATAATCCCAGCAGTTTCTGCATCTACCCTTTCTTTAGATAAGATTCTTTTACTGTAATGGCATAATTTTTCGGCATCGTATAGGTGGGTGTTACCGGGTTTACCATTACCTTGTCGTTTAGCAGAATTTCTCCATAAGGCTTTGAAGGCACAACCTTCATCGAAGGTCATGCCTAGTGCTTGGATAATATCCTCACACTCTGCCTGATAGGGAGCCTGCTCTTTACGTTGGGGGTTATTAATCTGAACAACATAATAGCTGTTTAATCCACCAGACAGGTTAGACATATTAAATCCCCGGTTTTACCTGATTGCCTGGATTGAATTCCTCTTGGGTCATTAACCCAAGATAGCTAAAACCAAGGAACACAATATCTACAATACCCATATTTGGGTCTTGCATACGTTCCTGTAAATTAGCTGTAATGGAACGTTGTGCTTGGGCTAAGCTAGCAGCATTTACTACCTGCTCTTTGGTGAGTAGAACAGCATTAACTGGAACTGCTCCACCATCGGATGCATCTTTATTAGTAAATACTACTTGAGCTGACACCATCCAGTGGTGCATTGCTACTTTATCTTTCTTGGTCATGTGAATGCCTTTTTAATTGTCAATAGTACATCATCAGGTTTAGCGTGATTTGGTATAACAATCTCGTTAGCCCATGTTGGGTAGAACAAAGATAAATCCCCACCCAGACCAACATCTGGATGCATTATATCGGGGTGGTTCTGCCAGTTAACTGCTTCTACCAAATGCTTATTGGTAAACTGCAATGTGTCCATGTTGTCACGTATCATGAAATACTGTGCATCATGAATATGAATACTAGGTCTAATATCCAACCTGTATTCACTGGTTCTGACTTTACGCATAAATTCTGAACCAGCACGGTTATTCAGTAGACACCAGCTTTGCCCTAAAGCATTACCAGCCGTTCTACCCTCAGCTTCTGCTTCGTATGGGGTCTTACATGTCCCACGTAATACTTGAGCCAGTAAAGGAGTACGCACTCTCAACCCAAATGCAGCAGTTACGTAGCCGGTTTTAGCAGCCTCGTCTAGTTTGGCTTGTACCCAAGCATCACTTACCACGTAGAGTTCGTGATAACGGTGCTCGGTTAGCTTGGCCTTCTCTTCGGTAAATCCACAGTTTTTCATTAAGCCCATATACGTGCCACCATAGGTAAGCAAGAATGTTGGGGCTTTAGAGTCACCACGCAAGTGTTTGTGCTTCTCTTGAATGGAGTTAATGGACTCAACTGTGTCTACTATGTCTGGCATCTGCTCACCGAAGTAAGCAAAAGCACGAAGACTGTGTCCGTCGTAGCCAGTTGAACTACCTATCTTTTTTACAGATTCTATTTTTTTGCCAGTGAAATCATGGGTTGATTTTGGCAAGTTGTCGTATTGCGACATCTCTGCGATTCCCCCTCATAACCTCATCCCACTTATAACGGACACCAAGTCTGTCAGCAGTGGTTCTGAGCATTTTATGTAGTGTCTCCGCACGTCTGCCCGTTTCCTGAGCCAGTTCCCCTACTTGTTTTCCACCCAGTACTTCAAATAGATATTTCTCTTTGTCGTCGGCAGACATATATCCTGGTCGCAATCCAGTACTTAGGGCATGCTCTGAATTCTGAGTTGCTGTACACCATTCCAGATTATCCTTGTGAGGATTCTGTTTATTACCATCCAAGTGATTTACATACTTGTACCCGTAGGGGTTGGGAATAAAGTGTTTAGCTACCAGAATATGAACCAGTTCCTGTTGGTGTGACCCATCCCCATTTGCCAAGCCTACCTTAAGGTATCCATTAGGATTTACTGTAGGTTTGAGTGGAGAATTGCTAGCTAGGTTAGTGATGGAACCATCTTCTGAAATCAGGTAACGGTTCTCAAAGTAGGCTATTGGTGTAGGCATTATAAAATTCCTCTCCGGTAAATGTTTTACCATCATAGACAATGGTATCATCGTCTCGGATATGATGGTCAACCCCGTCGATGGTAACGCAATACACTATCAGTCCCATGTATACCTTAAGTTTCTGAGGGTCTTTGGTGGTTAGTGCAGATATTCTGTCTTCAAGTGATGCAAAATCAAGGCCACAGAATATCCATCCAGGGGGTGCTTGGAAGCATCGTTTAATCTTCTTAGCATACTTACTACCGGATGGAATGGTTTGCAGATTCATTGTGTTCAGCAGGGTTCGTTAATTCCTGCCCGGAATTAAATCCAGCTATACGTTACCGTATAGAGCAGACTATATCATTACGCCAAATACCAAGGCGTACCATGCGCTTCCACCCACTTGAGTGTACTCTCTTTCGAGATAGTCGTTGCACCTTTCAATGATGCATGTAACCGAACGTGGTCGGTTAAAGACATCAATACTAAGTTTCCAAAGTCATTGTTATATGGATTGAAATCACAGTGATGAACGCACCAGCCTTTAGGCACTTCTGTAATTTGTAGACCTTCACACACAACTACGTGATGAGAGAATACATGCTTACTCCGTTTACGCCCGGTATACCATTCTGGTTTTAGAACCATGAGGTAACCTTTACTGTCTGATACTTCCCCTACGTAACCGGGATGCTTATCTCCAAACTTACCGGTCATTGGGTTATTGCCACCCAATTTAGAACGTCTGTAAGATTTAGCATTACGGTTTGTACGATAATCTTTGCTGTAATTTTCCATAACGTATTTAGACACTTTCTTGTAGCTAATGCCCAAACGTTTAGCAATTTCTGCTTGGGAAAGGTCTGTATTGTCATACAGATTCTTAATATCCATCATGTGCCTCCTAAGGCAGATATGGTTGACTTGGCTCAGGATTGTCCTTATAGGAGTTCCCCTGAATTCACATGGTTTAATGAACCCAATCTAATTTAGGTTCTGAAGCAGATAGCCTACCGGACACCGTACCACCCAAGTTAAGGTTTCCGAATAGATAGTGCCATCCATCCGGCCCCGGTTGGGCATTACGAAAAGCTGGTATAAAACTAGTAATAATTTTATCTACTAGCTTAAAGTCGATAATGGCACCGAGTATTTCCTTCACTTCACAATTGTTAGTATGGTTGAGTAAAGCCTTTAGGGTATCCCCACCAGTTTCGGGTTGCTTACTTTTAGTAAGCCCTAATACTGGTAAACCTAAGTTCGAGAATAATAACTTTTGTATATGTTTATCAGAGTTAGGGTTAAAAACTACAGGACTCTCTTCAGCAGTTACACGTTTAACCTTAAGCTTACTGTTTCTTGTTACTGCCCAATCTTCGTTAAGTTCCAGTGTGAAGTTTTTAATCAACATGCTGTTACTAAGGGTTTTTAGGGCCTGATTTCTATCATTCTCCATTTCCTTAGCAACTTCATTTACCGTATCCATATTCATGGGCATACCGGTAAGCTGCATCTGAATAATATCTTCACATGCTGGTTTAAAGATATCGTTGTATACCCCAAGCTGGTCATCAGCGATAACGGTATTCCAGTGCTTCTCATAGGTGTACCAAGTACATAAACCATCAATTAGGTTATAGCGAAGCAACTGTTCGTTAGGTATACGGCAGATATCCTTAATATCATCCTGAGCATAGTTACCAGCATACTCTTGAGCTTGGTCTTTTAGACTTAGGTGATTACCTGCACAGCTATTAGTAGCTAGGTAGGTAATTAACTTAGTACAATCCCAATTACGCAGCATGACACTCATACCATTTAAAAGCCCTTCTGTATCCAAAAGGTTACTCATAAATAACTGGTAGATTAGTACATAAGCATCATAACTGATGTTGTGATACATCTGTTTCTGGGTGTACTTAATAAAGAAATCCCTGAGCAGATTACGAACAATGTCATTACGATTACGTCTACCAAATGGTGCTTGAGTAGCCCCCTCTATTGGTTCGTAATCTACATTGAATGCAATCCCCTGAGTCTTACTCCAACAGAAGGTAATGGTGCCTATGCCTGCGTTATAGTGCTTCAAATCGAAGGCTTCTATATCTATGGCTAAAGGTTTATCCATCTCTAATAACTGGTCTAGCCAGTTTTTAATCTCTTCAGTAGTTTTAGGGTAAGCCTCAAACTCAATTATTCCTTTACCTGGTTCAGCATACTGACCTTGTATGTGATTAAGTAAAGCATCCATTCCCTGTTTAATCTTAGCCTTCACTACAGCAGGGTCATAGAATACCTGTCTATAATTAGGTACATAGATTACCTTTTGGTCACCCCATACCGAATCACATATGTAACCTAGGTTAGCCTCTGCTTTAGGTAGTTTGGTTAGTACTTTAAAGTAATCGGAGTCAGTGCAGATTATGTACTGAGTTTGTGCATCATCCAGTACTTGCTGAAGTTCTGTTTCAATAAACTCCTTCATTTCCTTAGCAGGAGTTTTCTTTTTGCCAGGTGCAGAGTGCAACTGTATAAAGATAAAATCCTCCATACTGAGCTGGTCTGGAGTCAGGTAAGTTTTAATCATTTCATCTCTGCGAATTTGCTGAGATAGAATTGCGATTGGATATTTACCTGTTTCTTGGGAAGTTATGTAACGCATACATACTCCTAGAAGATTAGGTGAGCAGCAGCATAATACTCAATGGAAGGTAAAATCTTCTCATATTGTTTTATTGCCATAGCATCACCTTTCAGTGTCCAAGCTGCCTCACGAGTACGAGGTAAGCTTTTATAATTACCACTTTGGTCTTGCACTACCAGACATTCTGGAAGAGCATCACGAACGTCCTGATAGGTTAAACATCCACGAACCAGGCGATATACCGTCTGATTTATAACGTGTACTTCCATAATCAGTCGGCTGGCTGACTTAAGGTAACCATCCATCTTTCCCCATAAATCTGGGTTAAGCGTAATGCGTTCCCCCCAAGTTGGGGTTTGAGATGCATTAGACCGTTGGTAAAATTCACCTTGATATAAGAACCCTGCTGATATAGCAATACCGTTTATTTTATCGTTAAGGTCAATGATACCGTTTAGTACATTATCAAGACGAGCCAGTTCAGCAATAAACAAGTGCTTAACAATATTGCTACTGTTAGCAATCTGATTAATTGTTGTGGTACCTATTTGTTCCATAAATCCTCCTAGAAGGTAAGTCCACCATATTTCTGAGCGAGTTCACCGTAGAACACTACTCTTTTACGAGCACGGGATACTGCGACGTAAAGCAAACGGGCAACCATATCAGGTTGGCGACAGCTTGAGAGGTCGGTAGCATCAATAAATATGGTGTCGTAAGTAGAGCCTTGTGACTTGTGAACGGTACATGCATGTAATGCACGTAAATCTGGAATAGACTCTTTTAGTCTGAAGTATGGTTCCCAGTTCTTATCTTTACCTAACCATTTAACCAGTTGGTTAAAGTAATCTGGGTCAGTAGGTACTGGTACATCACTGATGATGCCACTATAACCAGTATTGATGGAGGAATCTCTTACTTCTAACTCAATGTTACCAACTACTTTAATCATTCGTGTAGCACTGTCTTGGTCAATAATTTCCAACTCCTGTTCAATAGAAAGTCGGTCTTCTACACCAAGCTTTACTGCTGAGTTGGATACTAATTTTTCTCCAACCTTGTACTCGCCAACATGTCCATTAGCTTCACGAATATAGTTATTGTAACGAATAACTTGGTCATTTGTATAAGCCACAATGCGACTGTCTGTTACCTGAGTGAAATGGTCTAATACAAGCTGCTCCATTTCACTATCACTTACCCAGTCAATTACTCCAGGTACACATTTGATTGGTAAGAATCCTGTTTTACCTTCAACAGTATCACGTAATTGTTGGTGCAGTGCTTTTAGCTCAGGATTATCAGTACGCATTTGCTGGGTTAGGTAATGGGTTGGAATGTTTCCTGAATACACAGGAGACTTACTTTCCTTTACTGGTAGTAACTGGTCAGCATCGCCTACGAATACCAGTTTACTGTTATGAGTACCTTCACGAGCATACTTCAGTAACTGACGGTCAATCATGGATGCTTCATCAATGAAGATAATCTTGTTACGTTTGATTGTGAAAGACTTAGACGGAATCACGTTGGATTCCCCAGTCTTAAAATCATTCTTAACAGTAAGACCTTGGAAGGAGTGATAGGTTGAGGTTGGTCTTCCTGTAGCACGAGCCAGTACCTCTGCTGCCTTATTGGTGGTAGCAGTCATCACTACTTCTTCATACATCGGTTTGACTCCCATGATGTAGCAAGTCTCTGTATAAGCAGGCAATGTATCATCAATTAAATGAGACATAAGAAATGTTTTACCTACACCACCAGGCCCACTTATTCCAAATTCTGTAGAATTGGGGTCTAGAAGGAAGTCAAAAAACTCTTTAGCTACTGCTTCTTGCCCCTGGTTCAGGGGTAATTTGGTGGGTTTAGTAAACATCCACTTCTCCAGTAAAAAACCCTCCGAAGAGGGTTAGACGTAAGGGGTCAAATCGGGTGGAGTATAGTCCTTACCCTTCATGACTTTTTTGTTTTCGTTGAAGACTGGTTCCCCATCTTCGAACTTAGAATAGTTTGAGCGATTGACCTCTGCCAAAGCTCCAGGGACATTCATCCCCAAGAAAGTACCGACGCCGGTTGCTGTAACAATCTGGTCAGCCAGTGCATCGAGTAAATCTATTGAATCAACTACTACGATACCACCTTCGTCTTTTATAAGATTAGCCACTAAATCAATAGATAGAGTCAGTGCTGCAATCTGTTTAGCGTGTACTGCGTTATCACTTGTTACAGCAGACAGCATCTCTGCTACTTCTTCTAGATGGCAACCAATCTGGGTACTAATATTCTTCTGGGTCGGGTTTGGTACCGCCTTGTTGAACCATTGTTTGGTCTGTACCAGCGTATCGTTTAAGGAATCGCTCATGAGCACTCTCTTTATGTTGATGACGTTTATTATAAGCCTCCATGAGCAGGTCACGAACGTAAGAGCGAATCTCATACTGTGGCCCAACTTGCTCTGCAAGCCAATCAGCTACATGGGTAGGCATGGGACGTAAAACGTTCTCCATGAAGGTGCGACGAGTGTCAGCAGGTTCAATATTAAGAGAACGTAACCGTAAGGTCACTGTGGTGGGGTGTACCCCCAATGTTTTAGCAATAGTTGCTAAAGATAATCCGACAGCATTCATACGAATAATGTCATCATCAGTGGCCTTGCGGTTAGAACGGTAAACGTTAGACATAGTATATTTCCTCTTCAAAGATATAATCAGTATTACATACCGATGGTGTCTAATCTACAGTCCATGCCTTGAGCTAAAGCCGTATTCTTTTTCAGCAACTTTACGTTTACTAATTGCTTCGTTAATATCAGCAAAATAACCCAAATGGGTTAACTTACCGTACTGCTTTATGTAGGCTTTCCACATTTGTCTTTTCTTACAGAAAGTAACTCCAGTGACGCCACTAGTATTGTCGGAACGTTTTGCCATATTTCTATGGTTCCCAGTTGAAGTAACTAAGCGTAATTCACTTATCCGGTTGTCACAACGAATTCCCCATTTGTGGTCAATTTCCATTTCTTCAGGAATTGGGCCGTTGTGCATTTCCCACACAATCCTGTGTACTGCATACTTACCACCATTGATGGTAGCGTAGATATAACCATTCGGCTTTTTACAACCAGCAACCTTGCCAACCTGTATCTTTCGGTTAAGTGCAACCTTCCAGATAAGGTTTCCATTATCATAAGTGAAGTAATCGTGCCAGTTCATAGTGTTCTCCTTAGAAAGTACCCTCAGTATATTTCAACTGAGGGTTCTTGAACAGTTACTTCAAATGATGCTTAAGCTTGTCAATAGCTTTGCATTCCTCTTCTGTTAACCCAAGTGCTACATAGGACTTCTTAGCAGAACGTTTAAGGTCATGGATAGAGTGAGCTTTACTATAGTCAGACATACCAGAATCATTGAGCCAACCACGAATGGTATTGGCATGTTTACTAGAACCAGCAGGCTTAGACTTCACAGTCTTAGCTTTAACTTCTTTTTTAACTAGGTCGGGTTTAGTTTTTAAGCTACGAATATTAGCAATAGCATGTACAATCTCGCTACTAACACCAAGTGCAGCCCAGGGTTTACGTTCTCTACCACGTAATTCTACCAATAAGTCAGCAGCAGCTAACTTGTCTCGGTCATTTGAGGCGGAGCTAAACTCTTTCACCAATTCAATAATTTGTTCTTTCACGGTAGGGGCCTTAGAAGTAACTACTTCTTTGGTAGGTTTTACATCGGTAGCTTTAACGACAGGGGCTTGAGCTTGTGGGTTATCCAAGTTCTCTTCCATGTTAAGAGCAGTCTTGTTTGCTGATGTACGTACTTGCTCAACTGGTTCATTACCACCTAAGCGAGTGTAAGTTAACTTAGTACCTTTATGACCACCTACTGACACAAGGTCAGTTGGGGCATTGTGGTTACCCACCAATACATCATTAAGTAATGCCTTACCTTTCTCTGTATTTGATAAGTAATTACCTGAGTTAACATTGTTACGCTCTACATTATCCAATTCAGCAATAATGTGATAAGCACACACACGCATCTTATTGGCATTGTACTGAGGTACGGCAAACACATCCTCTGGTGCTACCTTACCAATGATAGTTACGTCACCATGAAATGTTCCTAGATAACTCATAGAGGCAATGTGTAAACCATTTGAGCAGTCTTGGGTACGACTAGGGTCAACTAAGTCTTCCCTAACTTGTACTTTACAACCTACCCATTGTTTGATATTGCCTGAATGACAATCTACAAACACACGACGCTCCCCTTTTTTCTCGCTAAAGTTAAGCCGTTTAAAGAACAGAATTGAACCATCATCAGCAATAGGAAGTTCTGCACATTCCATAAATTTCATTAAGTCTTCTACAGAGTGACGACGAGAATCTACTACTGAAGCTACCCGTTCCAAGAACCTAGTGAAACCTTTGTAATCTTTTAAAGATGATGCCTGACGCATGTGTCTTTGAAGACTTTCTACACCGGGGATAACCTTATCCCCTACAATAGCAACTACTGTTTCTGCCTTTTTCACACCTACATGGAATTCAGCATTATCAGTATCTATTGCAC